TGCATCGGTACCGGCAAGCGTGTAACCAATGCTATGGCCCCGCATGGCGTTTTCCTGCACCACGTTATACACACTCCAAAGGTCATTAGCGTTATCCGCTTCCCTTTGACGCTTAAGCAAACGGTGCATAACTTGCACCGCGTTTTCGGGCGTTAGAAGCTTAACCGCTTCCAAGGCAAAGGCTTGTGTTTCGTCGGGCGTCAATACCACGCCGCGCATGCGGTTAATCAATTCAGTGAGACGCGCGGCGCTATCCAATGCAGCGGCGATACCCTCATTCAAGCTATCATAGGTTTGACCACTATGGCGGATAGCGTGAGTAAAGAAGTTACTCCCCACGAAAAGGCCATTAGTGCATACCATGCGGTAAACGCCTAGCAAGATTTTATCCGACCCGCGCCCCATATGCTTAGAATCATAGATAACGTCAAGGTGAATAGGTAAACCGTTTTCGTCTCCGATCTTAGGCCCGCGATAACGGCTAAGAGTACGCTGAAAATTAGCCTTATCCCCATGGCGGGCCTTGCCCGTCGAAAGGCTAACCAATTGCAAGCCATTGCGCTGCATAGCGTCGCCCACGCTAGCCGCTTGCACCACGTTAAACTTATCCGATACGATAGCGTGCTTATCGGTTTGGAGATAGCTACCAGTCAATACGATAGGTTTGGTATTCATTAGATTCCCCTTTTTGGTTTGGTTACTCCCTATGTATTGCAGCGGTTATGCCAAACCTTAACCTATCGAATCTATTTGATATCTAATCAATGCGGTTAAGGCGAAAACGTCGAACTTATATACATAGTCAATTAATTCAATAGTTTATCTTTTTACACCTATACAGTACGCGCTAGGACATATCTCATTTAGGAGTCAGGCAAGGCAAAAAAAGGCCCATAACCAATTAAGGCTATGGGCGTTATAAGCAAAAACTATGCCGCTAGTTTATCGGCGATACAAATAAACACTAGGTTACACTCTTTTACGCCCATGCGATACGCCGCGCCATGCATAGCGTTTCGCATACAGCTACCCTTGACGGTAACTTGCTTGCTATTCAGAGTGTTCCCGAAGGTAAAAGAGATAAGCACCATAAAAGTTACTCCCTATCTCTAAATCATATCAAGGCCCATTAGTTCGGTCAACTAATATTAAACCGCTAACACTCTCAATTGATAGCGTTTCCCATAATAGTTAGGCGACGCCATATGAAAACATTCTAGCACCTTGTACGGTTTACCGTCTACCTGCACGATATCGCCCACGGCGCGCGGTGCGTTAGTCCACACGTTTCGAGTATAGTTAGGCATTAGGCCCCCTTCCATTGCATTAGCGTTTTTACAATTTGCGCTATGGCGATAGCGCCTAGCACTAGATACAGGATTAGAATAGGATAGGCCCCACGCATTAGCCCGCCTTTCGTTTGGCCTGAAAATTGCCCACTAGCACGTTATCGCCTGTTACCTGTTTCAATTCAGATACAAGCGTTTCCGTACTAATAGAGGCATACAAATTGCATAGCCTATCATAGGCATTAGCTGCACCTGCGATATCGCCCACACTTTCGGCATGCTCTAACTCATGGCGTACCGCGCCGATAGCCTCAAGTGTAAAAATCAATTGCTTAATCATAGGCCCGCCTTATCCAATTGCTTAGCATAATAGAGCTTTTTGCTAGGCGTTTTAGAATGATATCGGCCTAACCACGCGCTATCAGTAGCCGCATGCGTCGCGTGCCCTGCTATCAGTTTAGCAGCACAATCGGCATTCCCTTGTAGCGTGGTTACGTCAAGGCCCTTGCATTCCTTTGACCAATGCACGCTATTAACCTGAAACATGCCTACGTCAATAGTGCCGTTTTTGTTATGCCTAATCGCCCCTTGATTGTAGCGCGATTCTACATAGCCGATCTTAACAAGCGCTTGCGCGTCTATTCCATAGGCGTTAGCCGCTTGCACTATGGCCCTAACCGCCTCTATTGATAGCTTGCTATCGGCGGCGCTAGCGCACCACGTAAAACAAAGGCTAAGGATGCATGCGATTAATAGTTTCATAGTACTAGTTTCCCATGGCCTATCGGGTTAGTCCACTATTAAATATCGGCCTGTTTCCCTGTTTTAAGGTCTATAACGTGTATCAAGAATGACACTTCGTCGCATAGTTGATTCACTTTCGCTATGGCCTCTCTCTTAGTTGATACACTCACGCTCTGCAAGCCAGTGCATGCCGTGGTGCCCGTATACTCTCGAAACAGGTTTCCCCACACGATAACATAGCGCGGTTTGGCACTATTCTTGCCTGCTATTTTATTAACGCGCGTGCGCTCTGCCTTGTATGCCTCAAGTTTACTCATAACTAGATACCTCCTAAATAGTCTACTACTTTAGCTACCTCATGCAATACCCGCGCCTTATCAGCTAAGCAATAGTAGCGCATATATTTGTTTGACTTCTCTTCCAATGCCCATTGGTCTAGGCCTAATCGTTTGGCCATGATAACGGCGCTTAACTCTGCTATATGCTCCTCCGTGCATAGCGCGATATTATGCTCCTCTTGACTTGCATATACCTTGCCTAATGGGCGAAATAGTCTGTTAAAGTTACCAGTAGCATGGCCTAATTCGTGCAACATAACGAAATTAACCTGGAATGTATCGTCAATGATACGTTTGGCAAAAACGATACAGTCAAACCCTGCACCTGCGATATAGCAAGCGTTAGACCGAACGAAAAACGACGCGCCGCCTAATCGCATAGATACGTTTTTAGGCATAGCATCGGAAACGTATACGCTAACGCGCATGCGCTCTATCATACGCAAAATTGAGGGATTAAGCAATGGTATTAAGCGCTTGTCGATAAACATAGCTATTCCCTCTCATAGTTGAGTATATCGCTAGCCGTTTCGCCCGTTTCCTCGCCCCATTGTGCTCTATCGGCAAGCCTTTGGCCTGACATATTATAATCCGCACCACAATCGCAGGTATTGGTAAAACCGCTAAGCACTACATGGGCCTTGCATTCACACTCGCCGATAGCGGGAAGGGTAAAAGTGTGGCGATATTCCCTAACGCCCATAGACACGATACCGTCAAGGCCCGCAATGCATTTTGCAAGGTTAGCGCGTGCCGCCTCATACTGTAGAGGCAAGATAACGCCCATTGCATCGCAGGGAAAACCATAGGATAGCTCTATCGCGCCCTTAGCGTTAGCTTGCCCATAGTTATGCTCGAAACTAACCGATACACCCGATGCACGCTTTTCGATAATACGCATAGAATCCCCCTAGCTAATTTTGGTTAATTCAAATAGGGCCTTTTCGCCCTTGGAAACGAAAACCAAACCGTTTCGTTCGGTTACGTCAAACTTGCCGCTAGGCAAGCATTGTGCGTCGCGCAATGCCTTAACTATACCCGCGTTATTAGCTACGGTTACGTTAGGGCGTATGCATCGCTCACCTGACCCGATAAAAGTTACCTTGTATTGCATACTCTAATCTATGCATTAGCCTTGCCATAGCTAACCCATTGATAACACGCGCTAGCGCCTAATCAATAATGTAGAACTAATATACATAGTTAATAAATTCAATAGCTTATCTTTTTACACCTATACATAGCTAATCCGCGCTATGGGCCAGGGCTTGCAATCGCACGAATCATGCCATGATACACTGTATCCTAATAGAATAGCGTGTGATATAATCTTATACATATGAAAAACCTAGCCAATACACGTTTCGGGCGTCTCACCGCTATCTCTGTCTCCTATATGAAACATAATCGTAACTATTGGTTATGTCAATGCGATTGCGGCGCGTCGCGCACCGTCAATGTCTCCTATCTATTAAATAATAAAGTACAATCTTGTGGCTGTATCTATAAGGAAACAGGCGCATATAATACCGTTATCTATCGGTATCAGAGACAGGCCACCGAAAGGCGTCTCCTTTGGGAGTTATCCGATACCGATGCAATCGCTCTGTTTCAAAAACCGTGCCACTATTGCAATACCTTGCCCGCTAACGTGGATAGCAGAACGAAAGTCAAATATAATGGTATAGATAGAATTGATTCAGCGCTAGGCTACACTCTCCTAAATTGCGTATCGTGTTGCGTGTGGTGCAATAGAGCTAAGGGGAAACGTAGCTATGCCGATTTTATCCTTTGGATTGACAAGCTACATAACAATATTCACGCATTAGACCCTATCGACCATTAGCCCATTATTCTTTAGCATACAATAGCTATGCCATACTCCATTAATGCAATGTTAGTGCCATTAGTTAATATTAGCAGTTATTAGGCCCCACTACACGCTAGCTACACGTTTCCCACACTCAACTATAAGGCCTTGCATGACCTATGCCAAACGTACCATACAATCTTAAAGAGGCATTAGTGCGGCTAGCCTAACCTATCCAATAGGCGGCTATCGCATTGCTACCAGACGCCCATGGGAACACGGTAGCTTATATCCCCTAAGATACAGGATGCAAAAACTATGCTAACACTCACGGCGCTAGCGCTACGTTATATAGCATGGGAAAACATGATTAGGCTTAAATGCACGCAAAAACGTCAATTAATACGGGCGCTTAGCGCACCTATTTAGGCCTAATCACGGCAAAATGCTAAGGTGCATTAGTCTAATTGAGGCGGAAAAACCGCGTTTCGCCGCGCTACGTGTGGCCTAACCTAACTCAATTTTCCTGCATTCACTGGTGCGGGTATTCCTGCGTCTAACCCTTTGGCTAACCTAGCGCAAGCGCCTATGCATAGCCCTGCATATAGCATGCCTCTACACTCACCTACCTAACCCTTTGGCCTATATGCGTTACCTAACAGTGCGTTACGCTGCAAGCGTGGCTATGCCATACACGCTAAGCCTAACCCATGCCTAACAGGCCCTAATGCTATGTAACCTAATAAGCGTTATAGACTAGGCACTACGTGCCACGCTACGCGATAGGCGCGTGCGCTACGTCTCTATGCAATACATAGGCCATTAGGCTGTATGCGTTTATATGAGACATGAGATAGATGCAAGATACGTACAGGATGTACGCGTGTGATATCACTGACTAATCCAAGCGGAGATGTATCTGTCTAACGTATAGGCGTCTATAAGCTGGTCAGATTGACATGGCTATAAGAGGGCGCAGCCACGGTGAGACAGGCCCCCCTAAGTACCTGATATCAGACATAAATACCGCTTCCCCGCTAATGGCATGGATCTTGCCCTAAAGCCCTTATGTACTAGAACACGGCCTCTCCTTCAAAAAAGAATTTTTTCAGAATCCCCTTCCCCACGATTATGCCGATGCACTTGTTTTAAAAACATCAATAGTTTCATATAGAAATTCACTTTTTGCTCTAGTCCTATGCCGATCTTTTTACCGATCCCAATAAACACTTTATCTTGTGCCCGATAAAAAATTTTTTTCTGTAATATTGCCAACATATCGGTTCAATGGTAATCTTTCATATATGAAAACGTGTAACAAATGCGGTATAGCCAAGCCGCCAGAGATGTTTTATAAAAGGGCTCGAAATATAGACGGTCTTGAGTACACATGCAAAGCATGTCAGAAGCCCATAGACAGCGCCAGACAGGCTCGCTCACGCCGAGCCGACCCTAGGCCTAAAAAGGAGCCCACCAAGTTCCAAACTCAAATGCGGGCCTATGACGAAGCTATAAGATCGGCTGGCCGAAGACTAGCCTTTAACCAAATCTCTAAAGGAAAGTACGACCAATTGATAGCCCTCGCAGAGGGCAAAAAAGAAGTTGCTCTAGAAGAGGTTAAGAAACAGAGGCAAGCCTCCTATAAAATTTGGAATAGGGACTACCAACGACAAAGGCTTCGGAGTGACCCAGCTTTCAGGGCGTGCCGAAATGTACGCAATAGATTGAACAGTTTTTTGAAGGGGAAGGGGCGATTCTCCAAGCATTTAGGTTGCACATTGAAGGAATTCAAAGCTCATATTGAAGCTCAATTTCAGCTAGGAATGAGCTGGGACAATTATCCAGAATGGCATATTGACCATAAACATCCACTATCTGTAGCCTATGAAGAAGGATCAGAAGCATTCGCTAAGGCTTCTCATTATACGAATTTACAGCCGCTATGGGCGACCGACAATTTAAAGAAACACACGAAGGTTGCATAAAGGCCACTTTCTTTGCAGGGCGCTACGCGCTAGGTCAAAAAGTTGCACATAAGCAACTTTGTCTTCTATTACAAGAACCTTTTGGCGCGATCGTCGCTTGTGGGCCATTTTGATTTAATACGCAATATAGACGTTATTAAATCGATTCAGTCCAGTTTGACGGGTGCCTTTTGATAAGTTTATGGTGCTAAAAACTTATCATGATATAATCACCTAAAGAGGTTTAAAATGAACTTGAAGAAAATGAAAAAAGAAGTTGATGAAATTTGCGCTTCGCTGGAAAAACCACTGCCAGACTTGGGGCCAGCCCTGCAAGTAGAGAACTTGGAAGGGAAATATAGACACCTGTTTTCAGAGAAAACTAAAGAAAAACTCGGAAACATCGTAAAAGAGCTGGACCCTCAAATGAATCAAATGTTGGGCAACAACGAGTACGTTAGGGTCAGATGTAAGACCATATTTTTCTCTTATCATGTTCGTAAAGAAGAAAATATGGATAAGGCTTGTGAAAAGCTCATATCTGTTATAAACGATTTGGTTGATCGTGGTTTCGTGTATGGATTTTTAGCCCCATTGGGCAAAATTAGGCTTTTCTCAGAAAATTTGACCGATCTTCCTCACGCCGTATTCATTTTCCCTCACCTGACTAAAAAAGGTGCAAAATACGTAAAAGCCAATAAGCCTGAATCCTTTACGGAAGAAGGCTGCGTAGGCCCTGAAGTATAACAGACGAATCTTATAGGTATGAGTTTACCAAACAATGCCACTGCTCATGCCTCGACCTTAGCTGACCTAACTGCCCTCCAGGTGGCGGCTAATGCTAAGTTCATTGCTTTGACCACGGACCTTATAAACGATGCCATTCTAAGGGGCGTATACCAGGTCTCAGTCACGTCTTTCGAGAACTGTGACCTTGCCACCATCGCCTCCACGTTCGCCGCCCTTGGGTACGTTGTGACGTTCCCAGACTCCATCCTGTTCAATATGCAGCCCGCCCAACTCTTTGGCCAAGCCTGGTTTGACTACTGGCGCCTAAACGGCGTTCCGCCCGAAATCAAGAACCCAGCCCGCATCATAATTTCTTGGCTCATTCCCTAATAGACTAAATCAGTCAGCCGCTACAGGAGCTTCCGTAAATAAAACGGAGGCTCTTTTTATTTGACACGACCGTTCCGGTCTGCCATACTTGCTAGGTATTGGCGGCGTGGATACAGTGCCGAACCCTTCCGAGGGGCGAGGATTAGAATAGGCTCAATATGGTAACGGAGCCTAGCTGGAAAAATGAGACACGCGATAAGCTGGAGTCGGAACCGATCATACGTTGTGCTAGCAGCATGTATGATTAATCTAGTTGCTTGAGTTCTAGTAGGTGTCGAATCCTACCCAATACACATTTTTGGAGATAAAATGAACGCTTTTGAGCTATCAGAAAGACAAAAACTTAAAGTTGCTACCATGGCCTTAGAGCGTATAAAAGATGCTCCATTGCTTGAAAATGAGAAAGAAAAAACGATTTCAGACGCACTACACTTAATCAACTGGGGAACATACGATCCCACGAGTCATTTGGGTGACTGGGGCAAGGTAGCTCTCAAGGTAGTAACTGGTTTATGAAATATCTAATACCGTTCATCCTCCTTGGATGCTCTAAGCCTTTTCCGCCACCCCAACCTGTCGATTTCCACAGTGTCTTCGTTTATTGCAGCGCCGACGTTAATCCAGATAGTATATCAGATCAGTACGTTTTGGAATTTGAACTATTTAGGCTTTCTAAGCACAATCAGAAGCAAGTCCTAAAGGCGATAGTTAGAGACAAGGTTCTGAAATGTATCGAAACGAAACTTTAAAAACTGACAAAAGGAGAAAAAATGAGTGATTTATTTGCAGATGTAATGAGTGCTTCAGCGGCTTCCAGTGCGAGCGATGCGGCCAGACAGGCGCGAGCGGCCAGGAATGCGGCAGAGGAAAAGCTGGATGGTACAGGCCATAATCCCTTTATCAGCTTTACTCTTAAAGGGCTTGAGCAAGTTGGCGGTGGCTTCCTTGGCTATGGAGCAAAAAACAAGTTAACGGACCTGAACAGGAAGCTATCCATCAAGAAGACCGACATTTCCCATTTCAGCCAAGATACCGATGATTTCCAGAACGTCTATACGACCGTTCACCTTGAGCAACGCTGCAACCTGGAAGAGACAGAGGTATACGTTGCTGGCACGATCGAAGAAGTGTCCAAGTACGTCAACGGCCAATGAAATACCTTATCTTAGCGATACTGTTGGTTTCAAACAGCGCGTTTGCGGTAACTGCCCAAGAAGCTCGTGATATCCAACGCAAAAAAGATGACCATCAATTTCAAACTTATAAGAATTTTTGTAGAAACTCAATTGAAATTGGATTAAAGGAAGCATATGAACAAAGTAGAAAAACTCGCAAGCCTCAATAAGTACGCCCAAAACCTTCGTGACCGTCTGGCCAGCAAGAACTTCCCTAAGCGTGATAACACGTCTTTCTTGAAGATCGACCTCTCCAAAACGGAGAAGGCGATTGACAAGCTCAAGATGGAAGTCGGCAATAACCCCGACAAGAAGTAGTTATGGAATTTAATAGAGATGTTCCTTACGCAGAAGTTCCCAAATTCTGGGACTCTCTATCCAAGACGCCAACTTGTTGGCTATGGAACGGCCCAAAAGATAGAGATGGCTATGGGCTAATTTTCCATAAAGGAAAGCAAGTAAGAGCCCATAGGCTATCTTATGAGTTGCATTGGACCGTTATCCCTAAATCGTGCATCGTAAGGCATAAATGCGACAACACTTCTTGCGTAAATCCAAGCCACTTGGTTCTTGGTTATACCAAAGATAACTCTCAGGATATGGTAGATAGAGGGCGATCTAACAAGGGCAAGAAAATAAAGCAGGTTCCTAGAGATATTGCATCTAAAATAGCTGTCGAGTATGACATTGGCGATTCAACTATTTACGATTTGTCCTTGAAATATGGATTTTCGACTAGAACCGTAAATAGGATCGTTCAAAAAGCTCGTGCAGGAGAATACAAAGGATTCGTCTCTAATTTGATTCCTGTGTCTTCAGACGAAAGTATCAAAAATGAGATCAAATTTTTGCTAAAAAAGTTATCAGAGCTAATTGATCAACTTTGATTCAACAATGCGCGTTATAGCCATTAGTGTCTATTTCGTGTATTGTGGAATTTGTCCACTATGGGACAAAAGTGTCCTATATAGGACATTAAATGATACAAAGTGGCCCTTTTGTGTCTTTTAAAGGACACTTATGGCGAGTAACATTCTTGACACTCTTTGTTGGTTTGTGGTAAGTTTGTAACAGGAGATTTTTATGAAAGAGCCTGCTATGGAAATTCTAAAATGTTGCCTAGTGGTAGGCATCGTTGTCCTAGCTATAATGGCTATCGTTGCACACAAAAACCATCCTGAGCGTCCTTTCTTTCAAACCTGGCAATCTGCTGAAGAATCCTGCAATAATTTTTGTAGCTCTTCTGAATCTGGATATTCTTATCCAGCACTGACAGGTCCAGGAATTTGCGTCTGCAATAATGAGAATGGCAAAAGAGTGATAACCAAATATACTGGTAGAGATTGCAAATGAAAGCAGAAATTAGCGAATGCGGCCTGTACCGATATACCCTACGCAGGGAAATCGGTCAACCAGTTAGATGGGTAAAACCCTGCCTCTTTATCATGCTCAACCCCAGTACAGCAGATGCGGTACAGGACGATCCAACTATTCGTCGCTGCATGGGGTTCGCTGATCGCGAGAAATGCACAAGCCTTACGGTAGTGAATCTATTCGCTCTACGCGCTACTAACCCTAAAGAGCTTAAAAATGCCGCTGATCCTATTGGTCCTCTTAACGATCAGAGAATCGAAGAGATGGTTGATCAACATAGCTTAGGTATCGTTGTTGCTGCCTGGGGCACTTTCCCTATGGCCAAGGAACGTGGCATGGAAGTGCGGGCCAAGTTCGGACCATTCAAGTGTCTAGGAATTACTAAGAGCGGTCAGCCTAAGCACCCTCTTTATATAAGAGCTGACCAACCTCTGGTGGATTTGTGAGACGTGATATCAAAGACCCCGAAGAGTACTTCAGTCATATGCGATGGACGAAATATGTACTCACAAATGGCCGTGAGTGCTATTTGACACAACGCCCCGATTCTGCCAAGCCAAGTTCCGTACAAGAGTTCATTGCCGAGAAGAAGCCCATCGTGCGCTTCCAGTACACCGACGACATGGTAGAACGCCCTCCGAACGACCCACCGGTACACTGGTACCCATGGGCACCGTGCTTAAATATCCCACTTGAGTGCGTATACGCTTCTTGTACGCTATTAGATCATTACGTCAATTCTAAAGAGCCGGGTTCTATTTGGCTTCATTGCGATTCGTCTACGATGCGGGCGCCGACATTCTTTGGGTTATATCTGGTAACTCATTTTCCAGTAAAAACCATGCTTAAGATTTGCCACAATGCAGAGTATAGCGAAAATTCTTTTGAATTTGCTAATAGGTCTAGGGCTGATAAATACCTACGATATTCATTACGCCGCGATCCTGGAGTAAAAGAGCTTGTGCAGGCTTTTCAGAAGGAAGGCAATGCCGGTGCTCACAGATATTATAACGATAGGGAGAGGGAGTGAAGGCCAAGTACAAATGCCTACGCTGCCGCCACAAGTTCGATGGCGAACCCGGACCTGTTCAGCGGGCCAAAGATGTTGAGACAGCTTGTCCCAAATGTGGACATTTGTACCTAGAATGGTTAAACTATGAGAAGGATTTTAGGCCCAAGGAGAAGAAATGAAAACGGTACCAGAACTACAAGCAGAGATAGCAGAGATTCAAAAACACATCAAGATTATCCAATCGGTGTGCCCACATATTTCCTATGAAACAGCTCTATATTCCTGGCGCCCAGAAGCAATGAGTCCAACTAGGGTTTGCCTTTGCTGCAAGGCGGTAATACCAGGTATTACCGAGGAAGAGTCTAAGAAACTTTGGCAAGAATATTATAAAGACGCAAACGATTTTACGAACTAGGAGAAGGAATGAGCTTCGTGTGTGCAAAATGCGAATGTGAAATGACTACAGAGGAAGCCGTAGCTCATCCCATTAACTGCTTAACTGATTTTGAAAAGAAACGCCTGTCCTACATGATTAGGGCGGCAGCTAACTACGAATGGGTTCGCCTAGGCCCAGGTGACGTAGACACCATAAAGAAGCTTCTGGAGAACAAATGAAGACACTGTATTTTATTAGACACGGACAGAGTGAAGCCAATATCAACTACGACATTTTACAAAACACCCAAGACGAGGACGTAAAACTGACCGAGAAAGGCAAGCTGGACGCTGTTAGAGCTGGCTGGGTGCTAGAAGATCATCTTAAAAATGCTCCCCCAGAGAGCTTCATCTTCTTGGTTTCCCCATACAGGCGCACCCGCCAGACGTTTGAGCGCATTGCAGCAGTGGCTGGCGTCAACGATCCTGGAGTAGAGTATGCCGTGGACCTCGTAGAAGAGATCGTAGAACACAAGATGAATCTTGTCGGCAATCCAGAAAACTGGAAAAGGTTCAAAGACTACGAGAAATCTGGCTGGAAGCATCTAGACCATATAGACGTTAAGTACGATGGCGGCGAATCCTTGGCCGACGTAAAGGATAGAGCTGCCGCCTTCCTGAAAGACTGCTCCGGGTCTGATTGGGAGAATATCGTAGTAGTTTCCCATGGTCTTTTCATCAAAATGGCCCTATCATTGATAGATGGCATTGACTCCGATAATGTTCCTCACCCTAACAACGGCGAAGTGATTGTAAGAAAGGTCAAAGGTTCAAATGAATAATCGGCAAAAATTTATGGTGGTATTTACCGCTGCGTATGTCCTCCTCGTAGGAGGCATGATAGTCCATTCGCATCGATATGAATTAGGTATTACCAAACCAAAGTTCAAGGAGGGCTCCTGTATTTGCACTGATCTTTCCGATGAGTTCAAAAAGAATTCCCTGTGCTATATAGTCCTGAAGGTTGGCAAAAAAGAATATCAAACTTTGTGGTATGAACCAGAAACGAATTTAGCGCTACCTTCTACTAATTCGTTAAATATTGAATATAACGATTCTAGATATGAGCAAGTATCCTGCCCAAAAGATCAGGATGGCCACCCGCTTATTAAGGTAATCAGATGAAATTGTTCAAGAAAGCCCACTATAACAGGGCGTTAGGCATCGAAGAGACCGACACGCCAACGGACCTTACAGCAGAGCAGCTAAGAGCGTTAGAAGAGGTCGCAGTAAAATCTGCAGAGAACATGGGTGCAGCCCAAGACCTCTGGCACCCAGGTTACGGTTGGCTCCTGAAAGATGGCAAAATCACTGCCGAAGGCATAAAGTTTTTCGAGAAACATCACCCTGGCTCTTGACAGACTAATTTAGTTCAGATACTCTGATATGGAGGCTTTATGAAACTACTTTTTCTACTTCCTTTACTACTCACCGGATGCAGTATCGATAATTACGGCGACGCAAATTCTATGGCTCAGCAGCGAGAAGTCACTTGCTTCAATGGTGGCAAGCAGGTGTATCACGGTATGGCCAAGAACAAAGTAGAGACTTTTAATGGCGGTTTTTTAGCATTTCAGCAAGCGGATAACGGCCATTTTATTTTGGCTCGTGGCGACTGCTTCGTAGACATTTCACTGGATAAATAGGAGATATTATGGGACTTTTGAAACTTTTAGGACTAGAAAAAGACGAATCTTCTCTAGAGAAAGAGAATGAACGTCTAAAATTTGACAACGTGAAGCTTGCCGATAGAATATATAAAGCCGAGACGTTAGCAGCCCGTGTCGAATTTACTGCGTCGGAGAATTCTAAGCTCAAAGCAGATAACGTCATGCTCATGGGTAAAGTCTCATCGGTGCAATCTCAGCTAGCCACTCTAAGCTTTGAGCTAGATAGAGCTAAGTCTGACGCATTAGGTCGCGCTAGCGAAATTTGCGATCTGACTGATACGGTTCAGAGTCTCAAAGATAAGCTTAGTAAACGTCGCAAGTCCAAAAAGAAGTGAGATACAAATGAGACCATCTCTATTTAACCTATTACTTTTGGTCGGGGTATATGCTGGCGTTCAGCATTATACGCACCATAACTGCATTGCCATCGCAGCCATCTGCGCCCTTTTGTTCGTTGGGTCGGACTGCGGCGGTCGCACATGATCAAATACGTAAAGGGTGATCTTTTTGATACAGATGCCGATATCATCGCCCATGGCTGCAATTGCGTTGGTGGCTACGGTTCTGGCGTAGCCAAGACCATGGGTGAACAATATCCAAAGGCTAGGAAAGCCTATTACGAGAAGTTCAACGGCGAAGGCTGGACTCTTGGCGACGTACAGTTTGTTTATTGCCCAGGCAAGATCATTGCCAATTCTGCTACCCAACACGCCTATATGCCACGGGGTCGCTGTCACGCTGATTATCCTGCCATTGAAAAGGCGATGAAACTTGTTAAGGACTTCGCAAAGCAAAACAACATGTCAGTTGCGATTCCCAAAATTGGTGCTGGACTTGCTGGCGGTGATTGGAATAAAATTGAAGGTATACTGAAGAAAATTTTCACTGACCATGATATAACGGTGTATGTATTGGGGAATTAAGTGTCCAAGATTCATTTCAGTAAAAGAGAAGTCGAATACTTGATGTTTAAGCTTGGTGAAGTTGAGCCGCAAAAAGCGGTGGAAGTCTTCGCCACTATCATTAAGAATGAGGGTATTGACCCCATGAAAATGATGGAATACGTAAAAATCCTTATGGAACGTGATGGAGAGCGCTAGTGCTTATTGTGTCCAAATTCCACGATTACTACGACGTAGGCATGAAGCTTGGCGTGGATAAATCTGTTGTTTACGATAGGCGAACTGTTTTTGTAGAGGGTAGCTTTTTCCCATCGAAACGTCCCTCGACAAGTGATGGCTGGGATACTGGGGTTTTAGCATTCTGCGGTAATTTTTATCCATTCGTATATTACACAAGAGATTCCTATGTTTGCAACATAATTTGGGACGTAGAGAAGGCTGTCGTCACGCTGCCAACCAAGAAACATCGCTATTATTGGGGTGGTGACGAACTTAACGACGAACTTGGTATTAGAAGGTTCTTTGATCGAAAGTATCCAAATCTAGAAAAGATTTATCACGAACAAAAGGTTCCAGTTTTCGCTTTCAATCCTACCCATGTTCGACGCTATACTTGGAGACCAGAAAAGGAGTATTACACTCTTGTTTTGAATCCAAACTTAAAAGATATTGAGTTTTACAAAGAGAAACACCCTGTCATTGCATTTCAAGAGATTCAAATGTACTTGTCCGGTGTCCTCGGCTCCAGAAGCCCCGAACCTCTGCCAGTTTCGGATAAACTGAAAGCTCAGGCACATGGACACGACGGTAAATACAGTTTTAAAACCGCTCCCGGTGAGCCCAAGCGCAGGAAAAAGAAGTAATGGAACAAAAAGTATTGACCGAAGAACATAAAAAGAAGATTTCAAAGCTGAGAAACAGATTTATGCTCAAGACCGGATTGGTCGGAGCCAAAGCCGGTACTTTCATGTTCCTAGCTAACGCCGTAGTAGTAGGCTTAGACGTTGCATACGTCCATAATCAAAGTTTTGTCTTTGTGATGGCCATTGCCAATGCCATTTTGATTTTCAGACTCATGCGTCTTGAGCTTATCGACGTAGAGAACGACGCCAAAGAAGAATTAAAGAAAATTTTAGAATCTTAACACCCAAACAGTTCATTTCGGAGTTCGCAGATGTTCAGATCCCCTGCAGCAGAGTTCGTTTACGTTCGCACCTATTCCCGTTGGCTCGATAGCCTTGGCCGTAGAGAAATTTGGCCGGAAACCGTCAAAAGATACATCGATTTCGTATCAAAACACCATGGCGACAAGATTCCGCCCAAGGTTCTCAGGAAAATCGAAGAGAAAGTGCTGGCATTTGAAGTAATGCCCTCTATGCGCTTCCTTTGGGCCGCTGGCGATCCTGCAGAACAAGACAATACCACCATTTACAACTGCTCTTTCGCCGTTATCGACAGGGTTGAAGCCTTCGCCGAGGCCCTTTATATCCTCATGTGTGGTACCGGATACGGTTTCTCTGTAGAGAACAAGTATATTAGCCTACTTCCTGCGGTTCCAGCTCAAATCACGCCAAATGGCCAATTCCATGAAGTAGAAGACTCCAAAGATGGATGGGCAGATTCCCTCAAGGTGCTCATGAATGGCCTATATGAAGGTCAGGATATCGAGATGCGCTACAATAAGGTCAGGAAGGCCGGTGCCCGCCTCAAGACCATGGGTGGCAGAGCGTCAGGCCCTGGCCCTTTGGCTCAACTTCACTCTTTCGTCAAGGGCGTGTTCTACGCCGCGCGTGGAAGACAGCTTACAGACGAAGAATGCCACGATATTCTGTGCGAAGAGGCCTCCATTGTAGTGGTAGGCGGTGTTCGCCGGTCCAGTGAAATCTCTCAATCTGACCTAAATAGTGCTCGTATGAGGAACGCCAAGAGCGGTAACTTCCCTGTTCGTCGCTATATGGCGAACAACTCTGCCGTATACTACGCAAAGCCCGACATTGTTACGTTTATGAACGAGTGGAGCAGTCTGATCGCCTCTGGCTCTGGAGAACGTGGCATCTTCAACCTCGAAGCCGCCCGCCTGATGGCTCCAAAGCGTCGCAATTCAGCCCTTATCCTAGGTACTAACCCTTGCGCCGAGATCCTTTTGCGCCGAGATTCCTTCTGTAATCTATCTGAAGTGGTCGCCAGAGCGGAAGATACCATCGACGATATCCTAGAAAAGATCGAGACTGCTACCTGGATGGGCATTATCCAGGCCTGCTTCACGCACTTCCCCTATCTCAGCGATAGCTGGAAGAAAAACTGCGAAGAGGAACGTCTCCTAGGCGTCTCGATCACTGGCCAGATGGATGCTCCGCATCTGTTTAGCGAAGAGGTCCTGCGCGCGTACAAGGCAAAGGCTATCAAGATCGCCAAGAAAGCCTCCCAAATCATGGGTATCCCCATGCCAGCGGCCATTACCTGCGTAAAACCTTCTGGAACGGTGAGCCAGCTAGTCGAGTCTTCTTCTGGGTTACACCGACGTATCTTCAAATACTGCATTCGCCGTTACCGCATCTCTGCTGGCGACCCCTTGTTCCGTATGATCCGTGACCAGGGCGTGCCCGTATCGCCTGAGAATGGCCAAAGGAAGCAGGATTACGTGAAGGCATCGCGCATCTACGATTCGGGCCTTAAGGAAGGATTGACGCCAGTAGCAGCTATGTCTGTGGCTAAGTCTACGTGCCCCATTTTCGACAACGAAGGATGGAACGAAGACCTGGTAAATACTTGGGTAGCCTCCTTTCCTGTGGCTGCACCTAAAACGGCTGTGACAGCAGAGGACGCGACCGCCCAGGAACAGCTGGAATGGTACAAAAAGATCCAGCAGAACTGGTGTGAGCACAATGCTTCGATTACCGTCTACGTAAAGCCTGAAGAGTGGCTTTCTGTAGGTGACTGGGTATATAAGAATTGGAGCATCGTCAACGGAATTTCGTTCTTGCCTCATCAAGAGCATGTCTACGAACAGGCACCATACGAGAAGATCACAAAAGAAGAGTATGAGAAAATGCTAAAAGATTTCCCTAAGTTAGACTATTCTAAGCTTAGCGCATACGAACAGGAAGACAACACTGAGGGCGCCAAGTCCCTAGCGTGCTCTGGTGGCCAGTGCGAATTGACTTGATTTGACAAAATCAATAGGATAACATGAGAATAGGTAGGCTAGAGATCGGCAAGTGGGAAAATGTGAAACCAGAGTTCCTTTGGTTTGAGTACATGAAGGGCTGCTGTGGTTGCCGATTCTTGACGATTTGTAACGTTTTATTTGTTTACTACAACAAGGAGTGCGAAGATGAGCGATAAATATTTGATGAATCGACTGGGAAACTGCAAAAATAGCTATCAGGGGAGCTTCAAGCGAGTTCTTTGCGTTTGCTCTGCTGGCCTGCTGCGCTCGCCAACCACGGCTGTAGTTCTCTCTCAGGCTCCGTACAACTTCAACACTCGCGCCGCAGGTCTGGTACCTGAGTTCGCTCTGGTGCCTGTTGACAAGGTGCTCATGATGTGGGCTGATGAAGTTGTGTGTATGACTTCGGATCAAAAGAAGACGCTGGAAAATATGGCCCGTCCAGGTCTTAACGTGATCTGCTTGAACATCGAAGACAGTTTCGCTTACCGCGATCCACAGCTTATGGAACTCATCCGTAACACCTACGATCAGGAATCCGCAGAACTACTTAAGTCTAAGGAAGAAAAGAAAGCACCTGCCGATGAACAAAATTCTTGAGATCAAATTCGGTTCCCACCTATACGGTACGAACAACGAGAATTCTGATTTGGATTTCAAGGCGATCTATTTGCCTACCGCCAGAGATATCGTACTACATACCTACAAAAAGACCGAAGTCATTACTCGCCAAAAGAAAGAGGGCGAGCGCAATACTAAAGACGATATCGACATTGAAATCTTCAGTCTGGACCGCTTCCTCGATCAACTCATGGAAGGCCAAACCTTTGCTTTGGATATTTTGTTTGCTCCTTGGCAGAACGGCGGCTGCATCGGTGAAGGCGCCGATATCATGTCAGAAATCTTTTTGAATAAAGATCGTCTGCTTACCAAGAACATCAACGCATTCGTAGGCTATGCGCGTAAGCAGGCCGCTAAATACGGCATCAAGGGCACCCGAATGGATGCTCTCAAGAATACCGTTGCACTCCTAGAGACTTTTAACAACTACGAAAAATTAGAAATGCACGCAGATGCCATCCATAAGCTAGTGGCCGATTCTAAAGAGTTAGTTTCGCTTGAGAAAACGCCTCTAATCGAGATTCAGGACATTCCTGCCGTTGGCAAAGACGAAATGATTCCTCACCTCGTAGTTTGTGGCCGCAAGATCGGCTTTACTTCTACGGTTAAACTAGCCAAGGACTGCTTTGGCAAGATTTTGGCTGGCTACGGCGATAGAGCTATCAAAGCGAACCTCGCAGGCGGCAAAGACTGGAAAGCTATCTCCCACGCTGTACGTGTGAATACTGAGGCCCTAGAGCTTCTAAAGACTGGCCGTATTACGTTCCCACGTCCTGATCGTGAGCTTCTTCTTCAAATTAAGGAAGCTAGGATGGAATGGGATAAGGTGGCAGAACTCATTGAGATTGGCGTAGCTGAACTCCATGAGGAACAGGCTAAATCTACCATGCGAGCAGAGCCTGACTATGATTGGGCAAATGATTTCATTTATCAGATATACAGCAATATAGTGAAAGAAGGCTAAGTGAAGCTTCCAGAGTACTCCCTCAAGCAAAGCATAAGATTTTTCCCACCGTCTGGTGGCCCAGACGACATGGTGGAGTTTCATCCTGGAACCCTTCTATTTGTGTTTTGGAATGAAACATTGCTTCCAGATCACATTAGGAAGCGTTTGGACGAAAATAAGAAAAGTATACAGCATACTAACGGCACCAACAAATTCACTGGCAAGGCCGATGGAAAACTGATAATGTGTATTATAGGTAAGCATTGGGTACCTGTACCCTCAACCTACATTAGGGGCAACGGATGAAACGTAGCGAAGCTATCAATAAATTAATGCACAAGGTCATTAGCCCTGTAGAGATCATAACTAAAGAGAATTATGACGCTGGTATTTACGAGATGAGAGCTAAAAATTTGTTGGATTTTATTGAAAAAGAGCTAGGAATGCTGCCGCCTACACAGACCTGCAAGATGGTTTCAGACACCTATCACGGCGGCGAAAAGCACGGCCCTGCTCAACGTGTATGGGATGAAGAATGAAACGAAGCGAAGCAATAGAATTAATTAAAAATAATATTGGCACTATAGATACAGATACAGATGCTCAAGCTAATCTAGACCTTGAAAAAAGCGCACAGAACATTCTTAGGGCACTGTTGGATGCTGGCCTTATGCCCCCAGAACTTGGAGGCTGTCCTGGTTGCTCTCAATGTAATGGCGAAATTACATATGGATGGGATGAAGAATGATAATCACTATTTTGGTAGGCCCTCCTGGAAGCGGGAAGTCAACGCTGTCTAAACAATACGTTGAACAAGGCTATGTTCGCGTGAACACTGACGATCAAGGTAAAGTTGGCCAGCGCCAGATTTTCGAGAAAGCTGTTGCCGAAGGCAAGTGCATTGTCGTTGATCGCATGAATTTCGACAGGAATCAGCGCAACAACTATCTTTCCCTGGCCAAGCAAAATGGATATACGTCCAAAATTATCGTACTGCACGAGTCTTTTAAGACCTGCCTTGACCGCGCTAACGCGCGTAAGGATCATCCTACTGTCAAAGACGACAAGACCGCCAGGATCGCCCTTGACTTCTTCTTTAAGAGCTACGAGCGTCCTACCGAAGACGAAGCTGACTCGGTGGAGTTTCGCTATCCAGAAGGCCCCAAGCCCTCTGCAGTAGTATGCGACCTGGATGGTACCCTATGCAATCTAGATCATCGCTTTCACTTCGTGAAACCTGATAGCCATGGTGGCATTGGCAAGAAAAACTGGAAAGATTTTTTTGCAAATATGTACCTTGACACCCCTAACCTGTGGTGCGCCGAGCTTGTACAAGGCATGGCCAAGAACCACGTAATCGTGTACGCCTCAGGGCGCCCCGATTCCTTTGGTGGAGAGACTGCGGAGTGGCTTGGCAAGTACGGAATGCTCGATCCAGCAGTTTTTCCCACGAAACCCCATCTCTATATGCGCCCCAGATCAGATCACCGTGAGGATAGCATCGTAAAAGAGATCATTTTGGATTTCGAGATTCTAACCCGTTTTACTCCTTTTTTTATGATCGACGACCGCGCAAGAGTTGTAGCGATGTGGCGTCGTCGCGGTTTTACTTGCTTACATTGTGCAAATGGTGACTTTTGAACATTATAAAGTTGACCAGAAACACTGTTGCTGTAGTAGATGATGAAGATTTTGCGCGTTTATCTTCTAAAACATGGTGTTGTAGTTCGGGCGGCTATGCTACTAGAAAAAATGGCAACAAGACAGAGTATATGCATAAGACCGTAGTTGGCGAAACAATTCTTTCCGTAGACCATATAAATGGAGACAAATTAGATAACAGAAAACAAAATCTTAGGATTTGTTCCCATTCTGAGAATACTAAAAATCGTTCAAAAAGTGTAAATAAGTCTTCAAAATATAAGGGTGTAAATTTTGACTCAAAGAGCGGTAAATGGAGAGCTAGAATAAAAGTAGAGTACAAAGAAACCCATCTTGGATTTTTTGTTGAAGAAAAACAAGCAGCTATGGCTTACGACAAAGCTGCATTGCAATATTTTGGAAAATACGCTAAGCTTAATTTTAAGGAGTCCTTATATGTTTAATCTTAATTTTACTGATCGCTGGTTGAAAAAAGCTGCCAAAGAAGAAATCGTAGATCTTTCGTCTGGAACCGTAGTGGAAGTAGCCCCTACCACTTCGGAAGATGGAGGCAGTCTTTACAAAGTTCCTCTGACAACCATTCTCGAACTCAATCCTCACAACAACGCGGAACGCCTTGAACTTGCTACGGTTTATGGCTTCCAAGTGATCGTGCGTAAGGGCCAATACAAGGTTGGCGACAAGGTGATCTACATTCCGATCGACTCGCTTCTCCCTCAATGGCTGGAAGACGAAGTGTTTCCGCCTGACTCCAAGGTGAAGCTTCACCATCACCGCGTGCGCCAGATCAAGCTTCGTGGCCTTGCCTCCCAAGGTATGCTCCTGGACCCTGTTGACGTGACCTCCAAGGTCAATCCTGACTATTTGAAGTTGGAACAAGACCTCGCCGCCATCCTTGGTGTGACGAAGTATGAGCCGCCTCAACGTGGACCTTCCCATACGCAGGGCCTTGCTAAGAACCGCAATAAGAAACATGAGCATCCGTTGTTCCATAAGTACAACGGCCTGTCCAACATCAAGTGGTTCCCGAACATGTTCAAGGGAGGCGATCAGGTTGTCCTCCAAGAGAAGCTTCATGGTACCAACGCACGCGCGTCCGTACTGCCTTTCATGGCGAACACCTGGCGCAAGAAGCTCAAGAAGCTCTTTGGCCTTGCTTCTAAGACCGAGAACTGCTATGGGTCCAACAACGTAGATATCTCTGCCGCTACCGAATACAAAGGTTTCTATGGCGAAGATATCTACGGTAAGTGCTTCTCTGCTATGGACGTGTTCAGCAAGCTCAAAGTGGGCGAGATCGTTTATGGTGAAATCATTGGTCCTAAAATTCAGGCAGGCTACGAATATGGCCTCTCTGAGCACCGTTTCGTAGTTTTTGACGCCAAGGTGCTTCAAGAAGATGGTAAGTTCCGCTGGCTGAACCCTAGCGAAGTGGAAACGTTCTGCAAAGAGCGCGGCTTCGAGTATGTGCCCGTGCTCTATATTGGCCCGTACAACCAAGAGCTGACCTATGGCCTCACCAAAGGCCCTAGCGCCTACGACGCCAAGACCAAGGTCCGTGAAGGTCTGGTGGTCAAGGCTGCCGAAGGATACGACGTAGATGGCAACAAGAAGGCCCTGAAGTGGGTTTCTGAAGACTATCTCTCCGATGATAAGAACACGGACTTCCACTAGATGAAAAATCCTGGCGATATGTCAGAAGAACATCGGTCCTTGGCCACTGCACTTCTTGCCCAGGAAGCTATAGTGAGCCAGGACCGATCTTTGACAAAAGAAGAAAAAGCTCAAGGATTCACTTGCCTTGCCCATGACTGGTATGATATAGATTTAGAAGAGGAGGGCAATCGCCTTCTTTTAAGAGCCGAGGCAATGTGCCCTGGTTACTTCAAAACAACGATAAACCAACAAACTCAGGCAGATGCAAATTTTGCCTTCTTAGTAGAAAGGTTGACAGCAAAGATAATTACGCTACTAGCCGGTAATTTAAGGACAAAATAGGTTCCAATGTGTAAGGTATGTGTTGAGTGGGAAATGGGCAAGTTGACGAATAAAGAAGCCCTGAATATATTAGGCGAACTTATTGGCGAGAGTACCGCAGATAGCAAAAGGCACAAGCACTACTACGGTGTAGTTGAGAAAATTCTCGACAAAGAAGTGCCAATGGCCGATGCTGACGAAGAATTAGATCAAAAGTGGCATGAGGAAACTCATACCGAAGAGTGAATATGGCAGGATTATTTGGACAAGCACTCGTATTTATGTGTGTAAGCACTAGCGGTCAATACAATACCGCTTGCAATAAAGCTTTAGATGCTGGCACTCAACAGGCTGGTATCAAACAGCAGGCTGATAATGTGGAAAACAAAAGTCTTGACCTAGCCAAGAAAACGGCTGTCGATAACCTTGGTACCACTCCTGTAGCAGCTGTTTCGTCGGGCGTATTCATCTACAATGTCTACAAAGCAAGAAGTATCGACTTCAAGTTGCCAAATATGGGAATAGCCGATACGGTCAGTAACAAGATAACCGACAAGTCTTATACATTAAATTTCATATGGAAATGGTAATCCTCAAATATCCTGATCCTATTCTTTTCAAAGTCTGCAAAGAAGTAACTGTCTTTGGTCCAGAGCTTAAGGCTCTTCTTGATTCAATGCATGAGACGATGGTAGCCCAAAGAGGTATGGGCCTTTCGGCTAATCAGGTAGGTCTGACCCATCGCATGTTTGTGATGCAGACTCTAGATGAAGATAAGCTTTTCGTGATAAATCCAAAAATTACCGCACGCTCTATAGCGCCAGCCAATTTAAAAGAAGGCTGTCTTAGTGCTCCAGGAGAGTTCCTTACCCTGACCGACCGTTCCTCTTGGGTAACTTTAGAGTTTCAGAATGAAAAAGGTGAGCCTCAAAAAAGAATGTTCCAAGCCATTTTCTCTGTGTGCGCGCAACATGAGCTAGATCATTTAGACGGTAAATCTCACTTGCAGGCCCGCAGCCTTGGCAAGAAACGCAGAATCGAACTTGCCCACAAATGGGGATTCAAAGCAAAATGAAGATCCTAAAAGATGCAGCGATAACCGCCGCCAAATTGCCCAAACCAGCATGGATTGCCGCTGCCATCATCCCTGGTGGCCTAGTAGCTGTTGCCATTTATTCTTTAACTAAAGCCTATCAAGAAAAAAGGAAAAAGAAGTAGTGTCAGATAGAAACCAAAGCGAAGCATCTGACAAGGGACTAATTGCCGAGCTTAAATTTGAGCTAGAGTGCATTAGCAGAAAAATTCCTATTTCTAAGCCAATTCATCCTAAAAGCGTGTATGATTACATCATCGACGTAAGTGGGAAACTGCTAAAAGTTCAAGTCAAATATACTTCTTGCAAAAATCCTAGCGGCAATTTTAGGCTTACCTGTTTTAAAGGAAATTCCTCTCGTGTAGCCAAAAGACATAACTACGACAAGAATGATATTGATTACATCATAGGCCTCACTTCTAATGGAGATTGGTACCTTATCCCGATAGAAAAGGGAGTTACCACCTGTATCACTTTGTGTAAAAAATATGAAGAATTCAAAAACAACTGGAGTTTTCAATGATTAATGCAAAAATTGTATGCGATTCGCTGGCATCTTCTGGATTCCGACTTACCACTTTCGTATTGACATATCCTAGATTTATCCATGCAGAACTAATGACCCATAGAATGTTGTCTCGCAACGCATCGTCGTCTAGGGCTATCCCCGTAACCAAACAGATTCAGGAAGTGATCGATAATCCAGCCATTCCTTTGGCCTTCCGTAAGAACCAGAAGGGGATGCAAGCTGGCGACCTGTTGGACGACCAAGACGCCGCAGTAGCCGTTTGGCTAGCTGCCCGTGATGCCGCAGTAATGCAGGCTAGAGCGATGGTCGCTATGGATATCCATAAGCAGTATGCAAATCGCATCTTGGAGCCTTTCGCTCATATCACGGTGATTTGTTCAGCGACCGATTGGGCCAACTTCTTTGCCCTTCGTATTCACCCTGCCGCTCAGCCAGAAATCTGTGAGCTTGCTACACAGATGTATAGGGAATACAAGGCTTCCTCGCCAGAATTCCGCAGTGACGGAGAATGGCACCTGCCTTTGGTTTCTAAAGAAGAGATGGAAGAATGCTCTGCTCAGTTTGGTGTTACCTGCCTGCGAGACTCCAAAGAAGCTCTGCAACTCGCTATCAAGCGTTCTGTGGCCAAATGTGCCAGGGTGTCATATAAGAATCATGATGGCACCAAGAATACTATCAAGCAAGATTTGGAACTCTACGATAAACTGCTGGGAAATGTGCCGATCCACGCCTCTCCCGCAGAGCATCAGGCTGAAGCTGACTATAATCCTATAGTACGTTCTGGCAATTTCCGTGGCTGGCATCAATACCGTAAAAGCATTGAAAACGAGAACGTGTACGAGTATAATGGTACAGATGAAGGACAGTTACTACCTATCGCTGGCGAAAAAGGCAAGTAAGAAATCCAATCACCATAGGCATCAACTTGGCTGTATCATAGCCAAAGGCTCCGAAGTTCTTGGGACTGGATACAATGTACTTAAAACTCATCCTAAAAGTCCCAATCCGTTTCATCAAGTTCATGCTGAGTTCATGGCATATCTCAACGCCGATTGCAACGTCGCTGGAGCTACAGCCTATGTCTATCGCCAACATAAGAATGGCTCGCAGGCAGCTGCGAAGCCCTGTCCGACCTGCTGGAAGTTTTTAATGGATTGCGGGATCAAGCAAGTGGTGTATTCTTACGAAGGTTCGTACAAGCAGGAGAAAATGAAATGAAAGAACTATTGACTTTTGATGACGTTCTGATTAAGCCTAGATTTTCTAAGATCAAAAGCAGAAAGGACGTAGACCTTAAGACACACATTCGTGGCCTGGACATTTCATTGCCTATTATCTCGGCAAACATGGATACAGTAACTGGCCCCGAAATGACACATGCTATGCTGGATTATGGCGCACAGGCTTGCATCCATCGTTTTAACAGCATTGCTGAAACAGTAGCAGCATTCATGCGTACAAACGTTATGCGCGACGGTGCCATGGTTTCTATTGGTCTTGGAACCGCTGAACTTGAACGTGCAGAGGCTTTATTCAAGGCTGGCGCTCATACTTTCGTGGTGGACGTAGCTCACGGTGCCCAGCTTTCGGTAGCTGAACAAGTGCTTGAGCTGCGTAAAATTGTAGGGCCTTACTCAAACGTGATTGTAGGCAATTTCGCTACTGGCGAAAGCGTAAGAGACTTCCTTGAGTATACTGGAAATACAGTAGACGGTATCAAGGTCGGGATCGGCCCCGGCAGCGCATGCACCACTAGGATCAAGACTGGCGTCGGCGTCCCACAGCTAGCGGCCATTATGGACGTTGTAGGAACGCTAAGGAACACAGAAGTAGTCGTAATCGCAGACGGTGGCCTAAAGAAGCCTGGCGATATCGCTAAGGCTCTGGGCGCGGGCGCCCACATGGTAATGGTAGGTGGAATGCTAGCTGGTACCGACGAAACGCCTGGTAAACTAACGGACGCTCGCGGTGCTGAAATTTTTAAAGAAGATTTGCCATTTTTTGTGAATACTAAAAGCGCGTTCAAAAAGTACCGTGGTTCCGCCTCGCAGGAATCTTATGATGTACAGGGCAAAAACGCCGCACATCGCACTGCGGAGGGCGAATCCTTCTTTGTACCCTATAAGGGGCCTGTAGTAGAAGTTTTGCAAGATATCGAAGGTGGCCTACGTTCCTCTTTTTGTTACGTAGGTGCCCGAAATCTAAGAGAATTTCATGCTAGAGTTGAGTTTGTAAGGATCACATCTCCTGGATATCTTGAAGGCACGCCACATGGAAAGAAATAAAATATTTACTAAAAAAGGTGAAGAAATTCTTGTAGACGAAGAAGATTTTGACTATTTAAGTCAAAGAGCTTGGCACGTAAATTTTGACGGTCACGCTCAATCTTCTGGACCTAGAGATTGTAATGGAAAACAAAGTCCAGTAAAAATGCATCGTGTTATAATGAAAGTTACTGATCCTAAAGTTCATGTAGACCATAAAAATTTGAATAAGTTAGATAATAGGAAATCTAACCTAAGACTCTGCAATCCTTCACAAAATCAGGCTAATATTAGAGTCCATACGCGCAACAAAGCAGGCTTAAAAGGCGTTCGTCGTAGAAAAGACAAATACGAAGCCTACATTTGGCACGGTAAATCACTTTATCTTGGCACTTTTAGTACAAAAGAAGCTGCTCATGAAGCCTATGTAAAAGCTGCTATAAAATATTTTGGCGAATTTGCTAGGGCGAAATAATGGTAATTGACATTGACAGTTATAAGCTAAATAAGTGGTTTGTTCGCCAATGGTGGGAAAAGAACAAAAGGGAATATACCCCAGGCAACGCGGTATCTACCTTAGCCGTGTCTACCATGGTCCCTTGCGTCGTGATTGCCTATTGGATCGGCGAGCTTACCGAATGGCCACCAGAAATGGTAGTACATGTCAAAACGCTAATGGACTTTTATGGATATACTAAGATTCTTAACAAGCCTCCAGGATCACCAATATGAAAGTACTATTTCTTGACATTGACGGTGTGATGAACAATTTCACTTCTCGCAACTTCAAAGATAATTTCTCTATCTCTGCTATCCAAGCCCTCAGCTCTCTTTTGGCTCGTGAGCCAGACCTCAAGATCGTGATTTCTAGCGCATGGCGTATCTGGGGCGCACTCTATATGAAGAAAGTTTTTATAAAGAATGGCCTTGACGAAACCCGCATTATCGACTGTACTGGCCAAGAGAATGGCAAGCGCGGATACCAGATTCAATGCTGGCTAGACCGTAATCCTGGCGTTACCAGCATGGTGATTCTCGACGACGAATCTGATATGGACCCTCTAATGCATAAGCTAGTAAAAACCAGCATGTTCGTGGGGCTAACCAGCAAAGAGGTTGATTTGGCCGTAGATATGCTGAAAAAGCCATTAAAATAGTTTGCAAACCGTATTGTTTTGGTATACTCTTTGAGTAGGAGACAAATATGAAACTTAACAAAAAATTAGAACTCGGAATCAGTGCGGTAGAGGCCCTTAAGAAGCGCGGTAAGCCAACACGTACCGTTGACCTTGCCACTGAAATCGGCACTACGCTGCACTTCTTGCAGCAGATCATGCGTAACCTGCATGTTGCTGGCATCGTGACCTCTATTCGAGGCCCAGGCGGCGGCTACACGCTTGATACCACCAAACAAGTTACTGCTCTGCAGGTTGCAGAAGCTGTAGGACGCAAGTTCAGCGCCCCTACTGCTGGCCTTACTTTCACGAATTCGCCCAATCAGCGCCTTCAAGATGCGCTGACCCAGGCGTTCCAGAACACTACGATTTAAAAGCTGCGGGGTTGGCATTGCGGAATGGGCGCTATCTAGAAGATGAGCCATTCGGATGCTGTAGAAGATGGACCCGCACCAGCTTAGATTTTCAACATAGCGGCGTGGAAAGCTGTGGGCGGCAAGACCATCCTTAAATGGGGTAAAGGCGACGACACTAAGAGACACGCATCAGGGTAATCAAGGATTCAGTGGGTCGTCGGTGCTCGAAAGAGAAGGTGCGACGAAAGAGGGATTACCACCCCCTTGTAGGAGTCGCGTCCTACTTATGTTGAATTATTCAGTAAAATCAATCAGACATAATCTTACGTACAGTAGACATTCTACGCAGATTTCAAAACAGGTATATGCCGAGGGGCAGGCTAGCGGTTGATATACAGTTTACTAGCCTGCCTAGTTTTATTGAGATAAACGAATTATTCGGATTAACCGAATAATCGATATATCCGAATAACTAAGGGCGATTCGAGCCATGTGGCCCAAATTCACGAGGCACATGCTTCTGCTGTACTGGGGTTACTTCCTCGCAGTAAGTCTTTTTGTTGACCTCTACGATCTTGCAACAGCGCACCTGGCCATCAAGCTTGACAGCCGTGTCGCCACCCATCTCTTTACATTGATTGTTGGTCATTGGCGTGCTAGCACACCCGGTAAGCAGTAATGCAAGAATAATCAGTTTTTTCATTTTGTCTCCTAGTTAGAGCCTGTTGATCCGAAACCGCCTGCTCCACGAACAGTTTCATCTAGTTCAGATACCACTTCAAGTTCGGCCTGTACCACAGGGCAGATTACACCTTGAGCAATCCGGTCGCCTTTTTTGATCAAAATGGGTTTACCATATTGCAAGTTATTAAAAGTGTGATGCATTACGACGCAGCATTCGCCACGGTAATCTGAGTCAACGGTACCTGGTGCATTAGCTACCCTAAGTCCAGTTTTTAGAGACAGCCCAGAGCGAGGACGAACTTGAAGTTCAAAGCCTTCTTGTACCGCTACAGCCAACCCAGTTTTAACTAGTTTGGTTTCTCCATAAGAAATTTCAACATCCTCAAGAGCGTGCAGGTCGAACCCACTCGCTCCTTTGGTTTGGTATTTGGGAATAACAGCGTCGGGATGCAGTTTCTTAATTTGTACTCTCATGCTATCCAGTCTCCTTTGAAGTCTCGTTTGTCGCCTTTGATTAGCTTAAGTTTTGGGTGATTTCTAGATTTTTTGCAAAACGCACAACGGTATTTTTTGGTTTTGTTAGCTCCAAAACCTTTATTCCACTTGTGTAATCGTAGCTTGCATCTTAGCTTCTTGTAAAGCCAAAAAGATTGTCCATCACGTTCTACCATAGCGATTATGCCAATTATGATAAACCCAAAGAACACGATTAGAAAGACGTATGTGTCTAAGCTCCCTGGTTCCACTTTTTGCACCAAGTAGCGTGGGCAGCGAACCCATGTTTCTCCTTACCGCACTCGCACTCTTTGGCGATTACTTTAGGCTTTTCTTCGCTATAAAGAGGCTCGCATATCTCTAGGTTGTCAAGTTGCTTAAGCTGCTCGTTATTTGTTACAGGATTATATTGATTCCACAACTGCGCCATCATAAGATCGCGTTCATGCAGCTGCAAAGCAAACATTTCAATCATTGCCATGAAATTTGAACCAGGCTCACATTTCTGTCCAATGTAATGCGGTAACATTTGGATCATTTGATCGGCAATTTCAGCCGCAGTCTTTGGCCTAAAAAGTTTCTCATAATTTTCTTGCATCAACCATTATTGGCTGATACGACCCAAAATGTCAACAAGATTTACGCTTTTTTAGTTTTAAGGTCGGCCAGCTTCTGGCGCTGTCTGGCCACTTGGCCTTTGAAGAATTCGTCGATGCTATTGCCGCTATTGTCGATACAGCGTTCGCTGAACTTGATACACAGCTCAATGTGCTCCTGTTCAGAAATATCCTTATACACTACCTTTTTGATTTTAGGGGCTTTTTTGCTACGGGACTTCTTTTTGGTTGCCATGTGTCCTTCTTCCTATAAAGATAATGCCATAGCTCACTATTTTAGTCAAATTCCATTACCTGATTATTTTGATGCTCTTTAACTATATGATATATAAGGAAAAGGACAATTCTTTGCACAACGGAATCTTTACTCTGTATGATCATTTACATGATAACCAATAAAATCAACGGGAAACGGTACATTGGGCAGACTGTTCGTTCCCTGAGTTCTCGTTGGAGTAGCCATAAAAGCGGCAGGAGCAGATGTTTAGCTATAAAATCTGCCATAGATAAATATGGTGCAGAGAATTTCACTGTAGAATCTATATTTAATGCTGAATCCTTAGAAGAACTTAATAAAAAAGAAGAAGAATTCATTAATAATTTTAATACTTTAGCTCCAAATGGTTATAATTTGAAGACTGGTGGATCTGCGCCAAAGTTTTCTGAAGAATCTAAAGAAAAAATGTCTGCTTCTCGCAAGAAATACAAACAAAGCGAAGAAACTATTAAAAAACAAGCTGCCGCAAGAAGCGGCAGTCGTAACGTGAATTTTGGTAAGAAGTTTTCTGCAGAACATAGAAGGAAACTATCGATTTCACATCTGGGCAATAAATCAGCTTTGAAAGCTAAGGTATTGTAATGAAAAAAGAATTAACAATATCCGCCAAGTTTGACACCAGCGATTTTGACAAGTCAGTAGATAGGATGCAAAACAGGCTAAAAGACCTGTACGCGCCCGCTGACCAAGTGCGTTCGCAGACCCAGATGGCTCAAAAGATGAACCAAATGGGCATCAACGTCCAAGGACCAAGCCAAGAAGCGTACCAAAGGAACATGCAGCGTTCTAGGAAGGAATTGGATTCGTCTCTCAAGGAAGAATACCAGAACCAAGAAAAGCTCTCTAAGCTCATTATCAAAAGAGAAGAAAAGCTTAAAAGTCTAAAAGATCAACAAAAAGAGTTAGTTAGAGGCTCTAAAGAAGAACTCGAAATTGTTGAGAAAATTGGCCGCGTCAAAGAAAACATTTCCAAACAGAACGAATTCTATAAACAACGAGAAAGTGTATTAAATCAAACACTTAGTGCTAGACAGTCGATATCTCCTAATGGTATGCCTGGCCTACTAGAAGCTTTCAAGAGCGGTGGCCTGAAATATGGTATGTCCCAGGTTCCCGGTGCTTTTAAAGCTAATCCTATGGGCATGGGCGCCTCTATAGCGGGTGGCTTAGGCGCAGCTGCAGGTATGGTCGGTGGAGCGGGCGCAGCCGCCGAACAGTTTACGGGTTATGGAATGCGCTTAGAAGGCGCCAGGGGCTCAGCGGTTTCTGGAACTGCCGGGAAAGACTTAGCAAATATTTATGGCGGCAGATCGCCATTTGAAGCTGCTTGGATGCCTGAAAGGACTGAGGCAGCAGGCTTAGCTGCTCAGAAGGCAGGCCGTAACCGTGTTACGGATCGCATGAAGGGTATCGGCTCCATTGGCGGCATGGTCGCGGGTGGAGCTTTGATGGCAGGTGGCGCAGTGGTCGGCGCAGCATCGCTCGCGGGCACTCCCTTCACAGCTGGTGGCTCGGCCCTAGGACTTCCAGTCGCAGGCGGTATGATGGCGAGCGGCGCGGCCATGTTTGGTGGCGGTGTCGGCGGTCTTTCCAATGACAGATCCCGCAAGGGTATCTTGGGCGGCAAAGAATACGATCAGCTATTAGCTGGTCAACAAGCACAAGATAAAGAACAAGCGCTTCAAAATTTGATGGATCAAGATCCAGGCAAGAAATTGTCTATGGATAAATTTGAATCAGAACGTCGAGCAAACGTAGGCACCCAAAGAACTCTTGGTCTTAGCAATCAAGGTTTCTATGGTGAAGGTGGCTTTCAGCAAAGAGGCGCTAAGGCCGGTTTTATGAACGATCAGATGGCTGGCATGGCCGGTCAAATCGTTGGCGCAGGTGGCTCTGCCCGAATGGGTCAGCAGTCTGATTTTGGTCTCAAGATGGAACGTTCTGGTCTGACGAACGCAGGTAGCATTCTTGGCTCCATGAGCGGTTCTATTCAAAGCCCAGAATCTACTAAGCGCGCCACCATCAGTATCATGGCTGAGGCTTTTAAGATCGGCCTAGATGATACAGATTTTGCAGAAGAAAATAGAAAGTTTACACAGGCTGCCGCTAACATAATTGGTAAGTCAGGTGCAACGACTGAGGGAGATCAAGACAAGCTCACTCAGGCTCTTGGTCAATTTCTAGGAGAACGCACAAATAGGGGCGTCGAGGCCGCAGGAACTGCTTACGAGAAATCTCAAGAAAGGGGATCGCAATTAGGCGGTCGTCGCGGCGCTATGCGTATGATGAGCGCAAGACAAGATCCAAATCTTTCTAAGCTAGACCAAGGCGAGCTAGCAGAGCTTTTAGGAATGAGACCTGACCAAATTAGAGAGGACAGTGCGGCTGCAAGAACATTTGCCGCAGATGCTGGCTTTACAGGTAAAGACGCTGTGGGTCAACTCAAGCAAGCTCTTAAGAAAGGTACGGATAGTGCTAGGCTATTGATTCCATCTAATAGAAATAAGATGGCTGACAAGAAAAGCGTTGTACAAAAGTACATGCAAGATAAAGGGTTGACCTATAGCCAATTAAGAGAGCAATCGAGAGCTGGAAAGCTTCCTGCCGACGTAGACAATGCTCTTGGTAGAATGGATATTTTGGGTAATCAAGAAGAAGGCACGGGCCTAAATGTAAGCGATTCCGAAGCAGCAACAGGTGAATTTTTGAGCGGAAACGTTATGACAAATACGGCTGATAAAGATGCAGCTAAAGGAAGATTAGAAAATAAGAACGGTAGAGTAGAAGATACGTTCAACACAAAAGCTGCAGAAGGCGCCGATGCTGCCCGTGAGAATTTTATGAAACTTCTTCCAGCCTTACAGGCAATAGGAGCAGCGGCAGACGAGCTAACGAGTCAATTGGCCCCCGCTGCTACCGCTCTACACAATACTGCTACCGCAAGACAAGCCACTCAGCCAAAGGGCAATGCCTATGGTTCAGATATTTTTGGGCCTATTTTGCAACCTCAAGCGAATAAGCCAAAGGGTCAATAAATGTCTACAAGTAAGGCCTTTACAAAATTTATTGGCGCTAACGGCACCAACGATAGCGAATCAAATTTCGTTAATCAATCTAGTCCATCGTGGGTACTAACCTTCGTTCGTTGGAACGTAAGGGACACGCTAAGGGCCATTCCTTCTACTGGATTAGGAACAGAACTAGTCGCTGTTCGCGAGCCTTTAGTGGTCGAGAACGATTGTGTCCAGCTATCTGTTAGTGTAAGCAAGTCTAACCTGACGCATTCTATGCAGGCTACATTGCTTGAAACTGATGTAAATTATGCCACGGCAATTGCTCCAGGAGACTTTGTATTCGTTAACATGCTTAATTGGGATGCAGACGCTCGAAGGATTGCTCTCATTGGCAGAAGCAAAAACATAGGACAAATAAACAAACAAAACGACGGGTTCAAGGGTGTTTTTAAAGTTCAAAGCGTCAGGAAAAAGTTGAATACAGATGCTAACGGAATCAAGAGAGTTTTCATTTCCATTACGGGATTTGCTTTTACAGAATTTAACAATTCAATTTATTTCAATCCATACCTTAGACGAGATAATCAGGGCACTGATAAGGACAACCTTCTTTTCCCTACCAATTTAGGTTCAGATTATGCTCAGCTTATAAATCCTAAAACCAACCCAAAGTGTCAAGATATCATAAAACTTCTGATTCAGTCTTTCATTGGTGTAGGGGTGAATGACCAAGGAGCGACGACCGTCAGCGGCGCACTTATTACGGCTAACCCACACTTTTACGTTCCTCAACAGGTTGGTACATTTTTAGGCGTCAAGGCTACGTCTGCAAAGGATGTATATAATTACCTGTTCGGCATACAGCAATATGCGGGTTCCCCCAATGTAAGTCTTGCTGCTGGAGTAAATCCTGTAAACTTGCTTGCCCCAAACAGTAGATTTTACTATACAGATACCGCGTGCGTAGGTACGACTCTTTTAAAAGCAGAATATTGGAACCAACAGAAAGCGTGGGCGATTATAAATCAGTATACGAATTCTCCTCTTAACGAGCTTTACACTTGTTTTAGACTTTCGCCAGATGGCAAAGTTATGCCTACGGTAGTATTTAGACAAATTCCTTTCAGTTCGGAAGGTTTTGGAACTGCTCCGTTTGACACTGACGCTACGGTAACTAAATTTTTGAGTTTGCCACGATGGAAAATTAGTACTGGACTAATCACATCTACCGATCTAGGAAGAGACGAAGCCGCCCGAATCAATTTTGTACAATACTACGCTCAGCCACCCTCTGATATTGGTAAGCCAGATAGCTATATTTCTGCTCAAACTGCTTCTAAGAATTATGTATATGACATAAACGATGTAACTAGAAGCGGCCTTCGCCCCATGGTTATAACGACTTCCTTTGAAGATTTAACCATAGCAAACGACCTAAATATTGGCAAAAAGTGTGCATACATACTCGGAGATTCAGTTATCGGAGAGCATCTGAAATTGAACGGTACCATCGAATCTGTTGGTATTACCGACCCCATCTCTGTTGGAGATAACCTAGAATACGATGGAACCGTGTACCACATTGAAGAAGTTAACCATACCTGTTCCATTAGCCCTGAATCTGGTGTAAAAATATTTCGTACTATCATAAGGGTAAGCCATGGTGTTTCCATATCTGATACGCGAACCGGAGTTGCATATCCAGAAATGCTACATACGAGCGGATATCAAGATAGAAAGGCAAATTACAATACCGGCAACCAGTCTTTACCTGGCGTATCAGAAGACCAAGACACTACCTATAGGCCTTCCGGCCCCGGTCCTACGTTGGCCGAAATTAACAAAAATGATAGGCCATTCGCCCAGCCTGGCCAAGTAATTAAGCCAGTAAAAGAAACGGAGGATGACAGTGAGTAACATACTAGAAAACGGTACAGTACTACCCTTTGGGCTTTTAAGCGGCACCTCCTCGCAAATGAATGATGCTTTTAAGAAGACTTATCAAAACACAGCTCTGCGTGTTGGTATAGTGATCAAATCTTATGCTATTGGCGACGACAGCAATATTAGCAAAGTTTTTGCAGAATACGACGTAATGACCTTTGAACAGCATGAAGATCAAGGATCAACGACGATTACTTATAAACATTGTCCAGCAGCGTCTGGATTTGGATCTATTGCAGATTTCTTTGAAGCAAATCTTAGAATGCTCAAGAACAAGACTAGCAAAGGGGTAACCCCGCAGCCTTCTGGCCAAGATGGCGCCATCGTTCTTCTTTTTTGTCTCAATGGTATGTCGGATACCGGGGTTATTATTGGCTCTTTGAGCCATCCAGATCGTAAAACTACTCTCGTCGATGCCGACCCTCACCTCGAAGGCGAATACAATGGAGTTCACGTAGTCGTGAATTCTGACGGTAGTACTACTTTCACCTTCAAAGGCGCTACAGATAACAGTGGCAATATAATTGATACCAGCCAAGGCCCTACAGAAATTAGAGTAGAAAAAGATGGTTCTTATCAGGTGTCGCATAAGACCATTACGCAAAGATTCGATAAGGGTGGCGACGCTAGTCTTACGGCTACCGGAAACATCAATAATACTGCCACAAAAGACTTCAATGCTACGGCTACAGGTGGCATAAATCTGACAGCGACCAAAGATTTGACAGCTGCTATGGCAAAATTAGTCGTAAATGCGTCCGGTACCGCATCATTTGCTTGCCAAGAGTTCAATGTTAATGCAAACTCTAGTATTAGCATGAAAGGAAGTCAGTACAGCGTTGAAGCTCAAGGTTTAGCAAATATCAAAGCACCTCAGATCACCTTAGATGGCCTGACTTATTTGGGTGGCGCTGGCGGCTTGCCAGTTCTGCTTCTAAGCTCTGTTATGCTGGGTGTGGGCAATTTAGGGATGCCAGTAATTTCTAACCCTATTTCTGGTTATGCGACTAAAACTTTTGCGACTTAAACTATGCCTCTATTACAAGCAGACAGAATTGCGTTTTCCTTAGCTGAAGTACAGGCTACTCAGCAAATTGCTGGAATCAATTCTGCGCAAGCTCAGATTCAGGTACAAATCGTGGCCGCTCAGGCTCTAGACGACGCGAATGCTCGCCTCTTCGCGCCGCCCAATTCTTTGATAAATGAGTATCAGCTAGAATACCAGTATCTTGATGGCAATGTGCGAACCACGATCGTTGAGCAGGATATCCAGGACGCTGCTAACAGAATCCTACAGAACCACTTCTTTCCCAATGATCCTACCGTTTCCGTACCAGCTTTGTCTGGTTCTCACAACGTGTGGACACAGTTTGCGCCACTCGCCCTGACGTATGCTCTTGGCCTAAATTATTCCCAAACCTACCCCAGCACTGTGTCTTTTGAAGGATCGGCGATAAGCACTATCACTGGTTTGATTTCTTCTGCTACAGCAAATTTTGATATCGAGAATACCACCGGTCAGCATTGCGTAGCTAGCGGTACGTGCAGTCTTCCGCTGTTTACGGATCAAACTACCTGTCTCGCTAACAGTGGCATTTGGACTCCTGGCCCAGATGTAATTTCTTCATTTCCTGCAGTAGTTACCCTGAAGACGAACCTCGTGGCAGCCGTAAATAGCCTGATTAGTATTATCAATTTAGAGCTTGCTGCAATTCCTACCAACGATCCTAATTCCACAAATCAAGCAGAAAATAACGCCGCGATTGCATACATAAATGGAACTCTGCTACCCGCACTCAATGCGTGGATTGCATACTCGGATTTCAATCCAGCTCCAGGTTCGATAACTACCTGCG